TAACGATATAGGTCTTACGTTTTTACTAAGCCACGAATCAGATAGTGAATCAGCTTCCCATCTACGAGTAACTGCATCCATCTCCTCTAACTCAATCTCAAGCATTCTAAGAGCAGTTTCTTTATCGGGCTGGGGTAAACTATCATCTTTAATGATTAAGTTCTTTAAAACGCCTAATACGCCTTTATCAGGAATCGTCTCTGCTAATGTCTGAAACACCCCCGACTTCCCTAGTAGGAACTGACCTAGTTTCGTCTCTTTGAACTTTTTTCTTTCTTTGCTCATACTTTACTTTTTTAGGTTTCTCTACTTTAGGTTCTTTAAACTCTATTAACCCTAAATTTGTATTGCGATATACTAAACCTCTATTTAAACCCTCTACATAACTACAATGTACCCAATTAGGACTATCGTCATTATATTCCCATATTAATACATCAAACTTTAAATTGTCTTTTATGTAATAAAATATATCTCTATTAGATACATCTGTACCATCGTTGTCTAGATCTATAGCTTGTCCTGTTATGTGTTTACTGTTTTTGCTACCACCTACTAAACCATTTAATCTTTCGCATCTATACATACTAGATACATAGATAGGTTTTTTAAAGTGATCACGTATAGGTTGAAATATTTTTTCTGCTGTTAGCTTTAAGTTGTCTATTATAATACCGCTAGGTGTATTGTCTAGTCTTTTACGTTTAGCTGTTTCAGATCTACACGCTTCTGCTAATGTTAAATTTTGTGATAGTTTCATTTTAATAATATTTATTCATAAACCACTTTAAGAATACTGTTGCCCAAAACATAGTTAATAATAACCATACTGTAGAGTAAATTATATAAGGTACTTGTAGCCAAAACGCCTCTTTAATACCTTCCCAAATTTTATTTAAAAAGTTTTTCATAATATTTTATTTATAAAGTTAATCATTTTTTAATATAAACCTAAGTTCAGTTTGGAACTCCCTTTGATCTATCTTTAATTGTTCTACTTCATCTTCTACTGCTCTTGTATTAGGAAAACAGTACTCTTGTTGATTGTGTGATGTTTTTCTTGCAAGAGTTGCTACTTCTTCTATTTTAGCATTTAAATTATAATATGAACCTGCCATTGATACAACAAGAGAAACAAGCATTACTACTTGTCCTATGTTAATTGAAAAATCTGCTTTACCATTTCCATTAATATCAATTTTTGCCATTTCTTAATAGTTGTGATATTTTTATTATTGTATAAACCAACGTTGCTATAATTAGAAGTCCTTGTAGAGCTTCATTTATTTCTGCTATTGTTATTATATAAACTGCTACTCCTAATACTGTTGGTTCAAATCCATTCATTTTATTATTCTATTGTAAGTTCAACTACTTTCCAAGTAAGATTATCTTCATCCCACTCGTATATTTTATCTTCTGATGCATCTTCTGGGTATGGTACTGGTGCTTGCCATATAAAGTTTTCATCAAGCGACCAACTTGCATAAGGTTGTGGTGCATAAAATGCATCATTATCTTTATCCCAAGTATAACCAACTCCAGCAAAATTATATCTAATATTGCCATTATAAGATGTTTGAACCCAATTTCTGTGTCCAAATAATCCGTGACAAAAATCAATACCTTTTTGTTCAGATTCTTCTTCACCTAATAATAATTCGTTGTTATGTACAACGATTACTCTTGTTACTATGTTATTTTCGTTTATTTCTGCAAAATGTGCCATATTTTATGTAGTATATGAACCGCTACCAGTATATGTTAGAATCGTATCTGTTCCGTCAGTTGTTACTGTTGGGCTTCCAATTGTTGTGCCAGAATAAGATGCAGTCGGCATTCTTAAAATCACAACACCAGCATTGCCGCTTCCGGAAGCACTATTTACACCACCGCCATTACCTCCTCTACCAATAGTTCCTTGTCCAGCGGATCCAGATGAACCACCGTACCCTCCACCACCACCGCCACCGCCAGCATAATAAATAGAAGTGCCTGTTATACTTGATTGTTTTCCATCACCCCCATTACCTGAATTACCAGTTGTACTTGATTGACCTACTTGTGAAGCTCCACCACCACCTCCAGAAACATAATGTGCAAATGTTGCATTACCACCAGCAAAACCTTGTCCAGCCGTACCGGAGCCAGGTGTATAATTACTTCTAACACCCCCACCAGATCCACCAGTTCTTCCGTTTGGATCAGGATCATTACCTGTTGATCCAGCTCCTCCGCCTATGGATGTTACTGTAGAAAGACCTGAGGCTGATATTATAGAATTACCTCCGTTTGACCCTGCTCTGCCGCTTGTATTACTGCTTCCACTACCCGCAGCACCAACAGTTATAGTCATAGTAGTCCCAATTGCAACAGAAGTATATGTAGAAGTTAAATAACCACCAGCGCCTCCGCCACCTCCTAAATCGCTTGCACCGCCACCTCCACCAGCAACAACAAGATAATCAACGTCATAAGGCGCAACTACACCTCCAGCAATACTTCCAAAAACAAATGATTGTCCAAACATATTTTATTTATTTAAACTGCAATTTGTGAAATTGAATACCAAAATTCGGTTGCACTTACGCAAATGATTTGAATGAAATTCTTTGTTGAACTTGTGTCATCATAATCACCTGCTATTTTGTTAAATGTACCAGCTCCTCCACCTACTGTCCAAGTATCTGCTGTGTATGAACTACCTGCTCCTGTTACTATTATTGATTTAGTTACTCCTATTTTGGGGTTGGTTATGTTAAAAGTAGTATTCGCATTAGGTGTTAAAGTAAATACTTGTGCTGCATCAAAATCTACATTTACAGTAGCACCTGCTGTTAACGTACTACTTGTTGTAAATTCTGCGTCTACTTTTTCAAAACTTACAGAATCATCTGCTAGTTTAGCTGTTGTTACATTAGCGTCAGTTATTTTTACTGTTGTTACTGCATCTGCAGCAAGTTTACTTGACGTTATATTAGCGTCTAAGATCTTACCTGTTGTTACGTTGTCGTCTAATATTTTAGCAGTTGTTATCGCATCATCTGCTATTACGTTTGTTGTTACTTTAGTTGTTGCCATTCTTTTTTATATTATTTATTTTGTTTTATTATCCAAATGTCGGTGATGCGCTTCCAAAATTTTTCCACGCACCTAATCTGTTCAATACACTAGGTTTTAATACTCTTAAATAACTGCCACTTGCGGCACCTAATGTACTAGCCGATACATAACTGTTACTGCTTGTTATAGATGTTTTATATGCAATAGCTTGTGCATCAGTTGCAGCATAATTCATTCTGCAAATCCAATAAGTGCCATTATATTCCCACTTTCCTATATAACTTGCTGTTGCTGTTGCTCCATTAGTCCAACTACCATTATATGATGTTTTATATTTTGAATCTGTTCCACTAGTAATAGTCCAATAACCATTATGAAAACTTATGTGAACATTATCCCAACCATAACCTGAAGGAGAATTTGCAGTAGCTGTCCCCCCTAAAGAAGCCGCATACCAAGCCCCTTGATTTCTAGCAATCCCCATATACTTATCATTATCTACATCATAAACTATATAAAGACCCCAACCGAAACTATCCACTGACCAACTTGTAATACTTCCACCAATAAACCAATCATCATCTGTTGATGTATAATAATACTGCGGACCATTAGAATCAAATCTTCTACCAATTATTACTCTTGTCGGCGTAACAGTACCATCAAGACCATAACCAGTAAAAGGTAAGTTTTTTGTAGACCAATTGCTTGAACTTACAGCACCATCAATATTTGATGTATATGCAATTGTCATACTGCCACTTGAACTCCCCCCTCTTAAACATATATTACCTCCAATGGTTGGAAAAACTCTATTCCAGACACCTCCTGAAACTACATTTACCCATCCACCACTAGCAGATGAATTTGATGTTTGATATATTCCATTTCCTGTTGTTGCTATCCAAGTAAATCCATCCCATTGTAAATCTGAAATATATGAACCACCTACAGTTACATTTGACCAACTTGTATTAGGATTCGAATTAGTATTATAATAAACTTTAGATTCAACACCTAAAACAGCTACAAAATTAGCACTAGCAGCTGATGGGCTACCTGTTAACCTAACATCGTCATAACTGGTGCCTGCTTCATTTATAATTATTTTTCTACCTAAACTCATATTTTACTACGTCTCCTTTTTTAGTTAGTGCATTTATTGCTGTTTCGTAATCGTTATGGTTGTTTAATATAATTGCTCTTTCATCTTCTACTTCTTGAGGTACATCTATATTTCTATCTAACTTTCTTATATAATACCAGTCAGTAATTTCTAATTTAGCTTTAGTATTATAGTTTAACTGATTTATTTTTTGTTGTTTAAGTTCAGCTAAAGTTTCTGACCACGTTTTTTGTATTACTGTATAATAATATTTATTATCTTCTAAATACAATTCACCTAGTTCTTCTATAGCAGGATCATACTGTGGATCTACTACTTCGTAAAAACCTTCTTCTTCTAATACTTCTACAGGTGAACTTGCAAAACCACCCATATAGTATTTTGTACCATTCCAAGTTGATGGTAATTTGTTAAATATTTTTATTTCTCCGTTTATATTATTTGCTCTCATAATTATTATGGTGTTGGATCACTTACATAAGTACCAATAGAATAGTGGTAAATTTTAGCACCTGAACTATCGTCAGTACAAACTATTTGAATTAAGTTATTTGCTGTACCATCGTAATCTGTTGAACCTACTTTGTTAAATGTTGAACCTGTTTCGCTAAATGTTATAGCATAATTTCCTGTTAATATTAAATCAATTACTTGACCTTGTGCTGCATTACTGAACGTAAACGTAGCTGCTGCATTAGCAGTTGCTGTAAACGTAGAAGCTGCACTAAAGTCTAATGCAAAAGTACTTCCTGTGCCTAAAGCACTTAATGCAGTATATCTATTTTCTAGTTTATCGTGAGTAATATTATTATCAGCTACCATTGCAGTTGCTACGCTTCCTGTATCACCAGTTCCTACTAAATCACCTGAAGCTGTTGGTAATACTAATACTGCACTACTTGCTGCACTATGTGGTGCTGCTTTTAATGTTTGATAATGAGCGTTGCTTACTTCACAGTACATTCTCATTTCTGCTACATTACCTGTATTACTTCTAATTTGAATACTTCCGTCATCTACTGTAACACCACCTGTACTACCATCACCACCCATTGTAAATGCATTAGGCGTACTAGAAGATAAACTCATTGTAACGTTACCTGTACTAACTGAAGCAGTAATTCCATCACCACCTGTTAAACTTTGTACTACATTACTAAGGTTTACAGAAACTAAATGCTGTACTTCAATATTAGTTCCATTAGGAACGTTTGTATCGAATGTTAATGTAGTACCTGATACTGTATAAGAACTATGTAATTGATAAACTCCATCAAAATATACAGATAATTCATTTTCACTACTTGCCGAATTACTTAATGTATATGCTGCAGTACTACCGTTTCCAGTATAAGTATCTATTGCTATTGTATTTGCTCCTGCTGTCGCTGCTATTGTTAATGTGTCAGTACCTGCGTCAGTTGTTATTGTTACATTAGATCCTGCTGCAATATTTAAAGTATCATTTGTGCTATCAGCTGCTATTGTTGATTGACCTGATACTGCTATATTACCAAAAGCGTTATCTCCTACTGCTGTATTAGAAATAGTAAAGTTAGGGTACGTACCACTTACACCTATACCTGTACCTGCTGTTAAAGCAACAGTTTGATCTGGACTATCATTTGTAATAGTAAAGTTTGGATAGGTTCCCGATGTAGATATTCCCGTACCACCTGTCAATGAAACCGTTTGGTCTGGTGATGAATTCGTTATAGTAATACCGCCATCTGCATTTGCAATACTTACGCCAGTTCCTGCTGTTAGTAAAGCGTTTTCAAAATAACTATTTGTTGCATCATATATTAGTATATTACCTGCCGCTGGACTTGTTACATTTGCATCAGTTAAAGTTGATAGTGTATGTTCAGTTGCCGTTGGTACTCCACTAGAATTACCTAACCAGAAATAATTTTGTTGTATGTTAGGAATATCGTTTGATCTAAGTATTGATGAAACTAATATTGAACCGTCTGCTGTAGTAGATACTCTACCTACTTTACCTACATTTTGTATTAATGCTGTTCCTGTTGGTTTTGTGGTTGTCAAACCTCCTCCTGATTTTACATAAATCGTATCATTTTCTGATGGCGTTACTCCGTCTATTGGATCAGTAGTTAAGTTTTTAAGTACACCACCTGTTACAATATATCCTTCACCATTGTTTGCTAAATCAGTTAATAATAAACCTGATGCTGGCATAGTTGATGCACTTGCCGCATTAGCAGGTGCAACAGTTACTACAGCCGAAGCGCCAACTGAACCTGTTACATATACAGGTGTTCCTTTTGTAATTGTACTTCCTGATGTATTTTTACAAGCTACTCTTACTTGATCTGTACTTTCACTAGATAGCGTTATTGTATCACCTGTTTCTGTAATAGTTATATTGCTACCTGCTGCAAGTGTTACATCATCAGTACTAGCATCGCTACCTGTTAGTCTTATTATTGCATTAGCGCCTGATGTTTCACTACTTAATGTATAAGTTGTATCTGTATCTGAAGCTGCAGCAATAGTAAAGCTAGGGTATGTTCCTGTTACCGTTACATTTGCGCCACCCGTTAAAGATACCGTTTGATCGGGAGCGGAGTTAGTTACTGTAAAATTCGGATATGTACCCGATGTAGTTATACCCGTACCTGCTGTAAGAGCAACTGTCTGATCAGGTGCTGTATTAGCAATAGTTAATGTGTTGCTTACATCATCATAAGTACTACTAATTGATGTACCTGCTACTATTAAATTAGCAACTCTATCGTCTACACGCTCTGCAGTATAATAAAGATTAGTTCCTTCTGTTAAATTTGTTGTAGATTTAGTTCCGAATGCTGTGTCAAATCTAGCCGTTGTATAATAAAGGTTACTCGTACCTTCGCTAACTGAATCAGTATCAAAACTAATATTAGCACTACCATCAAAAGAAACACCATTTATTGTTCTTGGTGTTGATAAGGTATCTGCAGTTGATGCGGCTATCCCTAAGCTATCTACATATGTTTTAGTAATGTGTGCTTGTACTTCACTTGAGCTTGGTCCAGTATAGGAAATGACTCCTGTTGAACTATTGTAAGACAAAGAACCGTCACCACCATTGTCAACCGCACTTATTAACGCTCTTACATTTGCATCCGAAGGTCCCGTGTAAGTAAACACACCTGTTGTATTATCATAGCTAAAACTTCCTAGTCCGCCTGTATCATTTGCAGATAAATCTGTTAAACTTATCCCTGCTCCACTATTAGCTATTGTAAAACTTGGATAAGTACCTGTTACAGTAATACCTGTACCCGCAGTTAAACTTACTGTTTGGTCAGGTTGTGTATTTGTAATTGTAAAACTAGGGTATGTACCACTAGTTGATATTCCCGATCCTGCACTTAACGATACGGTTTGGTCAGGCGCACTATTTGCTATTGTTAGTGTTCCTGCATTATCATCATACGTTTTTGTAATACCCGTACCTGCTTGTATCAAAGTATTCGCTTGATCGTCAACTTTTTCTGCAGTATAATATTCATTAGATCCTTCTGTAATATTATCAGTTGTTAAACTAATATTTGCTGTACCATCAAAACTAACGCCTGCTATTGTTCTTGCTGTTTCTAATGCTGTTGCCGTATCTGCATTTCCAGTTACATCTCCCGTTACATTTCCTGTAACATTTCCAGTTAAATTACCTGTAACATTACCCGTAACATTACCTGTTAAATTCCCAGTTACATTGCCAGTTAATGGTCCACTAAAAGCATTAGCGGTTATTGTACCTAAAGCAGTTAAATCACCGCCTGTATTCATACTTAAACCACTAGTGTTACCAGCACCATCTGTAATTGATTGCAATGCTGCAGCTAGTGTTCCGTTATCACCTACTTTTAACAGCGATGTATAAGTACTACTTATTGAATTTCCAGTTAATGTCGCCATTTTTCTTTAATTTATTATTTATATACTTTTTTAATTTTACTATATTTTTGTTTTTTATCTTATATCTTTTCATAGAACCCAACCATTAAATAAATTGTCTTTGTCTGGATATACATCTTCATTAGAGTTTTGATTATATTCTACAAATAAATTATTATTAAAACTTAAATAATCTATCATTCTTCTTATATAATACTCTGCAAACTCTCTTTCTTTATTTACTAAATAATCTACCTCTGATTTAGTTACACTTTCAGCGTTTTCGCTTATGTGTTTAAATACACCTGCGTTTTTTACTTGATATGCTGCAAATGGTAAATAATCCATCATTGCAAAATGTATTAATGCAGGTTGTATATAGTTGTTGACTAATGTTAGATAATTACCCGTTAGTGTATCATCTGTTATTTTTGTTTCTATTGCTTCATATAGTTTAGTACCTAAGAAATTTTGTATATGTATTTCTTGTGCTAATTTTATATAAGGCAATAACTTATCAACGTCTACATTACCATCTAGTATTGTATTCTTTTTTAAGTCCTGTACTTTTATAAATAATACTTGTGCCATTACTTCTTATTTTTTCTTGCTGTTTTATAGCCTTGATTACTCATATCTTTAGGTGCAACTTTAGCCTTTTTATGCCCTGCTGGTCTTGGTTTATATGTTTTAGGTATTGTTTTAACTTCTTCACTACTAGATAATGCTTTATCTTCATAATACTCGCCATCTTTTTTCTTTTTTAATTTATATAACCTTTCTTCCCAGTAATGACCACAGTTTGGACCACCTTTATATTTAAATAAATCATATGCTTGACCTTTATGACCAAATGACTTATTTACACCCTCCCTTGATGCTTTATCAATATCCTCTAATCTATATACAACACCACTTTTAGATCTAGACATCATAGTTTTACAAAAATCCCTAGTATTACCACTAGAATACTTTTCTGAATATGCGTATCTTACTTTGTAAATACTTTTGTCTAAATAACTATCACCGCTAGGTTTAGATTTTATAGATTCTAGTTCTAAATCATTATCTATAACACTTTGTTTCCAAATATTTAAATCTTCATTATCTTCTGAATATTCTCTAGTTGCAATTAATTCGTAGTCATCCATTGTTTCACCTTGCAATGTATCTAAGAAATAATTAGCTGTATCATTAGTTAATTCATAATTTGCAGATAGTTCCGCTTTATCTTCTAATTCAACACCAGTTTCTTCTTCTCTAGTTTCGTCATCTACTAGGTTACCACCTAAGTCAGTAAATTCTAATGGTTGTAGTGTTTTAAAGTATAAGTTTAATGAAACATTATTAAATGCTAAAATAGTATCTAAAGCATCTAATATATATTCTTGTTGTACTCTAATAACCATATTGTCAAATAATATACTAGCTTGTTTTAATTCATCAGCATTACTACCTAAACCATTATTTTGTGTTCTAATACCTAATAATAAAGGTGATGATAATCTATGCCCTACTAGTATTTTATTGGTAGCTTCATCACTTAAAAATTGATATTGGTTATGTGCATCAGATAATTGTACTGGATCTATAGTAGCAGCGCTTTCTTGATTGTCATTAAATGCTAATATAAATTTACCTGCATTACTACTTCCACTAAACTTTTCATATATACGTCTTTCAATTAACTCTCTAGATTCTTCATCAGGCGTACCGTTATTAAAATTTAAAAGCATACTCGGTGCCATTCCATTCTGTATATTATTGATGTGATAGTTAGCTACTTCTGCTTCTAATTCACAGTAAGGTAATGCACCTTGATAAGTAACGGGTGTATAATAAAAATAACCTGCTCTATATGGTTTAATGCATAATATTTCTATTGCATTATTACCACTACCAAAAGCTGGTATTCTTGTTAGTTTATCTCTATTAGTATATTTACTCCAATCGTGAAAATAATAATATCCTTTTATATCACCCTTTTTATCTGCTTTTTCAGCTCTAAGTGTTTGTACTGGAAAATGCTCTACCTTAACTATTTTACTTCTATCTACATTATAATATACTTGCAAAGTAGCTTGACCTAATAAATAAAAGTCAGAACATATTTTTTTAATTTCATCTTTACTAAATAAAGTAACCGCTTCGGCATACTCCATAGGTTTTTTATCGCTGTTAGTTGCGCTTAAACCTTTACCATATATCATTTCAGTAATTCCATTAATAATTGCATTATTAGTTGGACTACCTTGATATTGGTCTATTAGATATTGATAATAATTGTTATCCTCACCATAAGATACAAAATCTTTATTTTTTTGCTCTGTTATTTTAGGAGCTGTGTACGTGCTTAAATTTACTACTCTGATATTACTCATTAGTTTATTATTATATAGTCATCATCAGGATAACTTGTTGTTTGTGTGTATTGTCCGCTATTAATTGTATAATAGTCATTATCTGCTTGATTTACTGTTTGATCTGTACAAAATATTTTATCTAAATATATAGATTCTTCACTTGTAGTTATATTTTCCCAGTTATCTGTTGCAAGTTGCCATTGTGTCGTGTATGTATTCCATAAAGCGCCTACACCTTCTAAAATACTTAAATCATAAAACCTACCTTCTTTTAAACTAAAAGTTGTAGATATTGATGCTTTATCGTTTGTCTTTGTAAGTGAAACGTTTTCAGTTCTTGTTGTTGTGTTAGTACTAGTATCTCTTAAAGATAGTATAACCGCTGACGGATAAGATCTCGGTGCAAAGGTTATAGTTTGTGCTGAAGTACTAGTTGTTAAAATCTTCATACATATATAATAAAAAAAAATATATTTTTTATATAATAAAAAAGGGAAGTTAAAAACTCCCCTTTAAAAACACACAAAAACAAAAAACTTTTATGAAGTTGGATCAATCTGTGGCGTTTCATTTGCTAACGCAGTAACTACCGTTCCTGTTACGAATAACGGAGGTATTACTTCTGTAGCTGTGAACGTCAGCGTAAATCCTGATAGGTCTGAATATGCAGCTCCACTTACTATGGTTCCCGCAGTTACTTCAGCTCCTTGATGGAAACCTACCATTAAATAGTTAGCGTCTGTTTCACCTGATACCATAGAAGTATCCTGAACTGAATTGTTGTCTTTTATTACAACGTGTGGTCTTGCTGCTGCTAGAAGTTTAATTTCTTCTTGAGTTGCCACATCTAAATGTGTAAATGTTAATTCTAAAGTTGTTTCATATACTGTTGTACCTGTATCTCTAGAACTTATAATATTTGTTGTTAATGAACTAGTAGCACCTTTTAAATCGTATTCAAAAAAAGCTGGTGTTCCTGATAAAGCAGAAATATTACCTGCAGCGATTGTTGCTGTACCTAATGTACCATAGTCTGCAAAATATACTTTACTTAATCCACCTACCGATTCTTTACAAGGTAACTTCCTTCCTGTTGTTAATGCACAAGCCATAATTTATTTTATTTTAAAAAAAAAGGTAGGTAGTATAATGCCACCTACCCTTTTTAAGTTATACTATTATTTTAATTACGCAGTTGCATACAGAACGATGTCCCCACCGATCGCGTGCTGAATACCTGCTGTAAACCTCATTACTACTCTTACGTTTTGAGATCCATCTAGATCTGCCATATCAATTACTTTTACTTCGTTTTGATCTGACATTAATCCTGTCCCAAAGAAAAGATTAGATTTCTGTGCAGCTACCGCATCATTGTCAGATAGACCTGGAGCGTTTACTACTTGAATTCCATCAAATGATAATGAGTTACCCATATTATACCATTGAGTACCTTGAGCGTTTGTACCTGCAGCACCTAATCCTGATGCACCGAATCCGCCTAAAGCTCTAATATAGTTTCTGTACATATTAGATGGTAAATAGATAGCTAAATCTTCAGCACCATATACTGCTGTAGGAATAGCGTCAGCTATTTTTGCAAGTTCTTCTATTACGTTTGCAGACGTAGATGCTGTACCTGTTACATCGTTTACGTCACCATCTGCACCTAAGGTTGTGATAAATCCATCAAACTCTCCTGCTGTTGCATTAGTACCTGTCCAAATGTTTTGTTCCATTTTTTGAGCTACTTTATCTGCTACGTGAGCAATTAAAAAGTCAGAAAACTTAGGAGGTAAGTTATCAAATGCAGAATATCCCATTTGTACTGCTTCCCAATCTGATCTGAAATCTTTTTTACATAATTCTAAGTTTACCTGAAATTCTTCTGGTTGTAAGATTCTTTCAGTTAAAGTTAGCGTTGAAGTATCTGTAAAGTCACAAGTACCATCTTTTACGATACCATCTGTTGCGACTTTTTTCATTACTTGTTTAAATTTAACATTAGGTACAATAGTTATGTTACCCTCTGCTAACGTTTTACCTGATAATAGAGCAGCTGAAATATATTTTCCTGCAAATTCACCAGCATACGTTGTTGTTATTGAAGTTGTTGTTGCCATTATTTAATTAATTATTGTTAGAAATTGCTTGTAATACTCTACCATAGGTAGTGTTTTGATTTGAGTTGACTGCAAACTTTGCACCTAATTTTTCTTCAATGTTTTCAGGTGAATGTTTGATGCCTTCTGCCGCAGGTTGAGATAATTCTTCTTGCTGTGACATTTCCTCTTTTTCCTTATCGCCTGATATAGCATCGATAAGTCCTTTGATTTGCTCTTTTACTTCTTCAACAGATTCTGCTAAAGCTGTAAGTTCCTCTTTAGTAGCGTAACCCATTTCAGATTTTTCTTCTTCCTGAACTGGTGCTTCTTCAAGGTTAGTATCTTCTACTGCTGCTGCAGTTTCGTCTACTACTTCTTCTGAATTTTTGATATCTTCTATCATACCTTCTGTTTTAACGATTAATATTCTATTGTCCGAAAGTTCGTACTCACCAATAGGTAAGGGAACATTCTGATCCTCTGTTTTAATAAATACTTCGCTACCCGATTCAAATTTATCAGCAGTTAGCACAGTACCGTTCTCCAGAGTTATTTCTTCTAAAGAAATTTGTTCTAATTTTACGTCTACATTATTAGGATCAACACCTAATAAAGTTTTGACCTTTGATAATATCTCTGTAGCATTCATAACTATATAATGAATACACGATATTTTTTTACATTTTGTATTAGAGAAATTTTAAATACGCCCTATTCCTTGCGCTTCTAATGAACCATCACAGCATTTACGACTATAAGTATTGTCTGGACACAAACAAGCCCTTCTAGCACCTTTAGGTGACGTTCTACTAGGTGTTTTAAAATGTTTATTTTTCTTCGGCATTATTTACAAATACAATATTCGCAGTTACACATATTATTTTTTAATAGGTACACAGTTAGGTACTTTTTTTCCGTTTTTAGTTTTATATCCTATCATTTCATACCCGTCCCAACAAGGTTTCTTTAGTTCTTCGCTGTGTTGCTCACAAGGCATATACCATTCTTTACCTTCGTATTCGTGTACGTGATAACCTTCGCACCCTAAGTCTTTTGC